TCCATTAACTTTTTACAAATTCGATCTTAAAGGAGCGAATGGTTTTGAGCAAACTAACGAAAATTCTAGAGAAAACGGAACGAGTTTCTTTACACAAACTGGAACAGTTGTTCTTAAAAAACAAGATAAAACTACTACTGCACAAATGAAGTTGCTTTCTTATGGAAGACCGCAAATCATTTTTCAAGATTACAACGGAAATTATTTTTTAGCTGGGATTGAAAATGGTTGCGAAGTACAGGTAAATACTGCTACTGGGCAAGCAATGGGCGATCTTAATGGGTATAATTTAACAATTACTGGAACAGAGAAATCGCCAGCTAATTTTATTGATCCAACTATCATAGGAGATACTACTAATACAGTTGTAGTTGTAGGAAGTTAATTAGTTTTTTTACATTGAAGAATTAAGGAGAGCAATTTTGTTCTCCTTTTTTTTTGATTATAAAACAAAAAAGCAATAAATAGGTTTTTAAATAAAGAAAAGTATAATGATAATTTTAAGAACTGATGCTACTGCTCAAACATTTAAATTTATTCCTAGAGAATATGCAGCAACTAGCCTTGTTTTGACAGATGAAGATCAAAATAAGTCGGTTACTTATAATCCTACTTTTACTAAAACAAAATATTATTTACAAACATCTGTTACGTTCAGCCCAGTTTTAAAAGAAGGGACTTTTTATACATTAGAAGTTTTAAATGGATCTAGTATTATATATAGAGATATAATCTTTTGTACAGATCAAACATTAAGCACATATTCAATTAATGATGGTCAATTTACAGAACACGAAACAACAAATGAATACATACTATTATGATAGATAAAAATATATTTATAGCTAATTTAAGCGCATATACCTCTCCAGTTATAACAGAGGTTAAACACAAGGATTGGGTGCAATATGGCATAGATAATGACTATTTTAATTACTTAATAGATCTTTACATAAACTCTACTTCTAACAATGCTATTATAAATGGCGTTACAAATATGATTTATGGCAGAGGAATAGCAGCTTTGGATGCATCTAGAAGACCAGAGCAGTATGCTCAAATGATTTCTTTATTTAAAAAGAAAGATTTAAGAAGGTTTGTAAAAGATTTCAAAATTTTGGGAATGGCTTGTTTTCAAGTTGTTTATGATAAAGGCAGAGTAAGTCAGGTGTATCATTTTCCAATGGAAACATTAAGAGCAGAAAAATGCAATGATGAAGGAGAAATAGAAGGTTGGTATTACTCAAATGATTGGGCTAATATAAAACCAACAGAAAAGCCTGAAAGAATTCCAGCATTTGGATTTGGAAATAAAAAAGGCGTAGAGCTTTATGTTCTTTCTCCTTATACTCCAGGGCATTATTATTACAATTGCCCAGATTATGCTGGGGCATTGCCTTATGCTAAACTAGAAAACGAGATTGGAGATTATTTAATTAATGACTGTATTAATGGTTTTTCAGGAACAAAAGTAGTGAACTTTAACAACGGAGTTCCAGATCCTGAAAAGATGATGCAAGTTAAATCTGATGTTCTAAACAAATTAACTGGAGCTAGAGGAGAAAAAGTAATTGTAGCATTTAATCAAAATCAAGAATCAAAAACAACTGTTGATGATATTCCTTTAAATGATGCTCCTAGCCATTATGAGTACCTTTCCAACGAGTGTTTCAGAAAATTGATAGTTGGTCATAGAGTAACCTCTCCAATGCTGTTAGGCGTGAGAGATGGAAATGATGGTTTAGGAAATAATGCTGATGAAATAGAAACTGCAACTTTATTATTTGATAATGTAGTAATAAAATGCTATCAGGATGAGATAATAGATTGCATGGATGAAATATTAGCGATTAATGACATTTCTTTAGAATTATATTTTAAAACTTTAAAACCTTTATCATTTAATGATTTAGATCAATTAGAAGGAGTTGATGAAGATGTAGTTGAAGAAGAAACAGGAGTTGAATTAGCTAAACAACCAGAGCTTACGCAAGAACAAGGAGAGATTTTATTAGAACATCTCAAAGGGGAAGTAATGAGCGAAGAATGGGAAGAAGTTGATTCTAGAGAATATTGCGAGGAAAATGTATCTAATGAGGAATGGGCTTCTGCTTCGATAGTAGAAAAGAAATCAATGTTTACTAAACTCAAAGATGAAATATTTGCTGATCCTAATGGTTTTTCTTATTTAGATTCTAAAAATTATAAAATCAGATATAAGTATTTCAAGAAATCTCAAAAGCCAAACATAATAGGAAACAAGTCTAGAACTTTTTGCGATAACATGATGAAGCTATCAGATAAAAACGTAGTATATAGGCTAGAAGATATTGATAGAGCTAGTAGAGATGGAGTAAACAAACAGCTAGGGCATGATGGCAAGCCTTATGATCTCTTTAAATTCAAAGGCGGAGTTTACTGTCGCCATGCTTGGAAACAAGTCTTATATCGTTTAAAAACAAATACAGAGCCTAGCAAAGAGTTAAAAGATTATATAAAAACAGGAACAATACCTAAAACATATCAAAAAAATCCGTGGGGAACTAGAGAGAGCCAAATTGCTCCGATAGATATGCCAAATGAAGGACATTATCCAGGCGTAAAATAAGAAAAGAATGGCAACAGCATTATTTGTAACAACTAAAGATCTTAAAAGATACTCTGTTCTTTCAGGAAATATTGATCCTGATAAATTTGTTTACATGATAGAAATATCAATGGACACAGAGGTACAGATATATTTAGGAACTAAACTTTATCAAAAATTGCAAGATTTGATTATAGCTGGAACTATAAATGATCCAGCAAATTCAGCTTATAAAACGCTTTTAGAAACCTATGTTAAACCAATGACTATTTATTGGGCTTTAGTTTATTACATGCCTTTTGCTGCTTATACAGTTGCTAATGGCGGAGTATATAAACACGTAAGCGAATCTAGTGAAAGCGTAAGCAAAGAAGAAGTTGATTATTTGACAAATAAATATAGAGATATTGCTCAATTTTATACTAATAATTTTACAAATTTCATGGTATATAATCAAGATACATATCCAGAGTATAATGCAAACACAGAGGATGATTTTTATCCTGATCAAAGTGGAGCTGATTTTGGTGGTTGGGCTTTATGATATATAAAATTAAAGAAAAATATATTGTTAAATTAAAGCAATATTTAGAAAGAAAAAAAAATGTGGACACAAACGAACACACTAGACATAGAAATAAATTATAACTATAAAACAAAGAAGTAATGAATACTGGAACTTGGGGATTATATTACAATTATACTTGGTGGGGAAACGCTATACAAACTGCTCCTTCAGTTATTGGTAAACCAGACTTTTTTGGAAGTCAATTTGCTATGAATGAAAGACAAGAAGCAGAAGCAGTAAAATGCATAGCTGACTGGATTCACGAAACACAAATATTAGACGTATAAAAAATTAAACAATGGCAAAACCAAAATTAGCATTAATACCAGCAGCACAAGGAGATAAGTTTTATTCTGTACTTCCATCAGATGGAGTAGGAGACTTTGACTTTACTCGTAATAGCTCTGCTACTAGAATAGCACCAACTGGATTTATACAAGAAGTAGGAGCATTTGGAAGTGAGTTAGTTACTAACGGAAACTTTAATAATGATAGTGATTGGAGTAAAGAAACTGGATGGACTATTAGCGGAGGAAAAGCAAGTTATAATGGAAGTGCTAGTAATAACGCAATCTATCAAACTATCTCTGTTACAAGTGGTAAAATATATAAATTATCGTTTACTGTTGTTAATTATGTAAGTGGTACTTTAATAGGTAATATAAGTACTGGCGCAACAGCTGGAGGTACTGGCAATATAACTGCAAATGGCGATTATTCTTTTAATATAACAGCATCTGGTCAATTATGCATATTTAGAAGCACATCAAGTTTTAATGGTTCTATAGATAACATATCAGTAGTAGAAGTAGTAGGAAACAAATCAAGACTAAACTACGACTTATTAAATGGTAAAGTAGTTAATTGTCCTCATTACCTTTTAGAACCAGCTTCTACTAATCTTTTTACTTATAGTCAAGATTTTAGTAATTCTTATTGGAGTAAATTAGGAGGAAGCATTTCAGCAGATGCAATAACCTCTCCGAATGGTAGTTTAGATGCAGATAAATTTACAGAAGATAGCTCAAATGGTTTACACGCAATATTTCAAAATGCTGGAGTTACTATTCCTACTGGAAATAATACTTTATCTATTTTTGTTAAATCAAATGGTAGAAATTTCTTTCAAATACGAACTGGTAGTGCTGGTGGTGTAGACAATTCTCCTTTATACGCTAACTTTGATTTAATTAATAATACTAAAACTGTATCTTCTACTGGAGTAATAAATTCTAAAGTAGAAATATATCCTAATAATTGGAAAAAGATAAGTATTACATTTAATTTAAGTTCAAGTACTGTTGTTGCTTTAGTATTTCAATCGATATTATCTGGTACATCTGTAATTTCAGAATCGTATCAAGGAGATGGAACAAGTGGCTTTTATTTATTTGGAGCAACACTAGAAAATCTATCTTACCCAACAAGCTACATTCCTACTAATGGAGCAGCAATTACTCGTGCAGCAGAATCTGCTACTGACTCTGGAGATGCAGCTACGTTTAACGATTCAGAAGGTGTTTTGATGGCAGAGATAGCTGCTTTGGCTAATGATGGTACTTATAGAGGTATATCTGTTAGTGATGGTAATATTTCAAATTGGGTTTTAATATACATTAACAACGTAAGTAATCAATTAAGAGTTAATTTAGCAAGTGGAGGTAGTGTTCAAGCTAATTTGATTCAAAATGTAACAGATGTTACTATTCCAAATAAGGTAGCGATTAGATATTCTTTAAATAATGTTAGTTTTTGGTTGAATGGAATTAAGGTTTTAGAGGATTTAACAACAATTACAATGCCAGTAGGATTAAATGAATTGTCTTTTGATAG